CTTGCCGCAGCGTCTTGTTGGCAACTTCGGCGAGGATGTTCGGGAAGTCCGAGGTCGAAAGCGCCAGCTTGGCGATCTCGTGACGCGGCAGCCGTTTGGTGCGCGTGCCGGCGACCTCCAGGCATTCGCGCGCAAGATCGAGCAGCGTCTGCCCGGCCCAGTCTCGGCCCAGTTCGTCCTTCAAGGGGAAGGCCGCCGGATCGTAGCGGTGCAGCAGCGCCGCCATGATCCCGGCGCGGCGAGTCTCGGTCTCATCGCGCGTCACGACAGCGGCCGCGCTGCGGATCGGCGTGGTGTCGCTCCGTTTGGCGAGTTCATCGAGCGCCAGCTTGCGGAACTCCTCAAGCGAAGTGCCCGCTTCCACATGTTGCGCCACAAGCCGCGCCTCGAGGCCGAGCGTGCGGCCGACTTTTTCGATTTCCCGGATGCGCGTGCGTTCGGCCAGCGCTGCGGCCTGCCGCTCGGCATCCACGTTGATTTCGACACGGGCCTCTTCGCCCGTGGCGGTAACGATGGTTTCGTCCATCTTCTTCTCCTGTGGGCCAGTTGCCCGTTCGAACTTGAATCCCGCGCCCGGGTCGGCGCCGATAGGCACCAGAGAGATCTCCTCCGGTTCCCAGTCGGTGACGAGCACCTGGCGCAAACTCGCGCCTTTCGGGGTCACATCCTCAACGGCATGAATGGCCACGCCCATGGAGGCGTTGCGCAGGATGCCGTCCTGCACGTCCTGCCAGATCGGATCGACATCGGCGCGCTTGGAGAATCGCACTGTCGCCTTGCCTTGGCCGTTCTCGATCCACGCCCGCGCGATCACGCCGATCACGTCGTCGACGGTGAAGTCGCGGTGTGAGTTCAGCAGCGGCGCCGAACCGCTCGCCAGGCGGCCCATACGGATAGCGCCCGGCTCCATCGAGAAGCGCATCTCGTAGGGGCCGCGCGCGTCATAGCGGCGGACCGATGCGCCGGTGTACCAGGTGAGCGTCGCCGTGCGCTCGTCGCGATCGGCTGGAGCGAGCGCCTCAAACTGCGCTTCCAGCCGCTCTCTCGTTGGGGTCATTCTGAAGCTCCTTCTGTTGGGTGCCGGATTGCGTCACGCGGCGCGGGTCGCAATCGAGCACGATCCCGCGCTCATCGAGCAGGCGGTTGATCTCGGCGATCTGCTCGAGCTGCGCGTCGGGGTCGTAACCCTGCTCGGCAATCGCCTGCCGCAACGTCAACGTGCCGGTGCGGATGCGGTTGAGCGTGGCCACCGAGTCCTTGTACGGGTCCACGCTGCCGAACCCCGGCGGCGTCCACTCGGCGCGGAACGGCCCGGGATCGGGGATCACGCCGGCGGCATAGGCCACCGTGAGGAACCGCTTCCATACCGGCGTGCAGAACATCGGGATAAAGGTCAGCCAGCGGAATCCTTCGATGCCGTTGCGGAAGCTGAGCAGCCCTGCGCGATAGCTCGAGTAGTTCACGCGCGAGAGATCGCCGGTTAACTGCTCGTAGGTGAGCTGCAAGCCCGTGGCGATCTGCGCCTGCTTCGCCGCGACATAATCGCGGTAACCGGCAGAGGCAGACGGCGAAGCGAACGTGATCTCCTCGCCCGGCTTCAGGTACTCGATCATACCCGGCTCGAAGCTTTCGACCCGCTTGCCCGTCGCAGGATCCGGGGCGGCCGGCGCAATCGGCGGTCCCTCGGGCCCCTGCGGCTGTGTCACGAACGCCGCAAAGCAGGCCTCGATCTTCTTACGGACCAGTTCGGCTTCTTCGTACTCATCGAGATCGCGCAGCGTGACCACCACAGGCGCGAGCCACGGCACGCCGCGGACCTGACCGGGACGGTCCTTGCGGTAAATGTGCAGAACCTCGCTGGCCGGCACGCGGACGGATTGCAGCGACGCCCCGCCGCGCACGCCCGTCTGCACGATGTCGCCCGGATGCTGGCCGTAGAGCCAGTAGAAGATCCGCCGGCCGACCAGGTCGAACTCGACGCCCTGGATGATGTAGCCCGTCTCGGTCTTCTGGGTTTTGGTGTGGTCGAGGTAATCCGGCTCGAGCACCTGAAGCTGCAGAGGAACCGTCAGGCCGTCGCTCTCGCGCCGCTGCCGAAAGCGCACCAGGCATTCGCCGCTCTCAAACACCGTGCGAGCGATCAATGCCTGGAGTCCATAGAAATCGAGCTGCCCATCGGCGTCGCACTCTTCGATCCAGTCAGCCCACGCCGCATTGATCGCGCGGTCCACATCCCGCACACCGCTGCGCGCTTGCGCAGTGATGCCCGTGCCGATGGCATTGCCCACCACCTCGGCTACAGCGCGCGCCGCATAGGCGTTGTTGCGAATCAGATCGCGCGAGCGTTCGCGGAGCTTCGATAGGGCCACCGCGATCTCGGCGTTCGCGGAGTTGCCCGTCGTGATCCAGCCACCCGTACGGCGATCTGTCCGCGCGCCTTCGTAGGCGAGACTTATGAGCTCCCCCGCGCGGCGTGCGCGCATCCGGCGCAGACCCGTCTCGGGCAACACCCAGGCGATCGCTTTGTCGAGCCAGTTCATCCTTTTGAGGTCTGCGCGAAGCTGAAACGAGCCGAGGCCGCGCCGGATTCCGCCGCCAGCGCTTCTCTGATGAGAGCGTGCGCCTGGAGGAGTTCGTTCATCGAGCGGTAGGTCACCGTGCGATCGCCGAAGCGAACGGTCAGCTCGCCGCTGGCGATGGCTGCCTCGATAGCATCGAGTTGCTGCTGCGTCCAAGCCATTCAGAACTTCCGCCGTTTGAAGTAAAACGTCGCCCGTGTTCCAAATTCGCGCACGACGGCCACCAGTTCCCACCCTTGCGCACCGTATTCGGCGAGCGCTGCCGTCGATTCCGATTCTGATGTGACCACCAGGTACTCCCAGGCGCCAGGCGTACCCTGCGCGCTCGGCTGACTTCTGACCTTCATCTTGTTAGCCAATTTCTCCCTCGCTCACCCAGCCAGCGCTCGCGGTCCCGGTCATCCTCCGGCACAGGCCGGGGCCGATTCGCAGCCAGGATCCGATCGGCTTCGTTATCGAGCGACAATCCCATCGACACAAGGGCCCGCAGCGCGGCGTAAGCGTAGACGCGCGCGTCGAGCGCCTCCTGCCGCACACCCGGTTTAGGCCGCCACTCGCGCTTGGGCTGCCCCTTGGCATAAGTGGTCACCAGGACTTCGCCCAGGAGCTGCTCGAAGTACGCCTCATCCCGATCCGCGGGAAAGTGCGAGTAACCCGGCGTGCCCGGCGTCGGATTCTTGAGCCGCCCGTAGATCGTCTCCTTCGCGGTGTCGGTGCCAACGATCCACGGCTTCTCGCCACGGATGTTCTTCGCCGTCGGCTTGCGCTGCCAGACGGGCAGCGGGCCGCCTTTGCCCTTCACAGCGAAGATGCGCCGGTGATACCGGGTCCGGCAGAACTCATACACGGCCTGCGATTCGTAACCCGCATCAATGCAGCACGCCGAAACGGGTAAGGAGATTCCAGTCTCGTGCGGCCAGCGGCGCTCGAGGTAGGTGTCGAGCTCCTGCCAGACCAGCGCGCCCGACGGGTCGCCCGGCAGCACGCGATACTCGATCGACCACGATTCCTCGCCGCGCCCCCATCCGACCAGTTCAAGTTCCAGCCGGTCCTTCTGCACGTCGACGCCTGCGGTCAGCACCACCGCACCATAGGGCACAGCCACCCGGTAGTGCTCCCGGCGGGCCATCACCGCCGCCTGGTCGGCCGTGGTTTCCGCCGCATCGTCCCAAGGCTCGGCGAGCACGGTGTTGACAAACTCGCGCAGCGTCTCGATCGACTTCTTGTCGGCGAGAAACTTCTTCGCGAGCGTGCCCCACTTGCGCCACGGCGAGTAGAGACCGTTGATCCAGAAACCTGCAATGTCGGTGACCTCCGGCTTGGCCGCGCGCCACTCGCCCAGTTTCAGCATCCCGTGCTTCTGCCAGTCGCCGATCAGCTTCGAGCAATGCTCGCACCGGTACTGCGCCTTCTCGGGCGCATCCTTCGGCCAGACGAGGTTGCTCCAGGCGAGCACCTGGTACGCGCCGCAATGCGGGCAGGGCACCCAGTAACTCTGCTGGTTCGAGTTCAGCCAGGCGTGTTCAATCCGCGACGCGCCCTTGGTGGTGGGCGTCGAGCAGAGCACGATCTTCCGGTTCCAAAAGTTCGCCGTGCGCGTGATGGCCAGGTTCACCGGATCGCCTTCGCTTCCGGCACTGGCCGGATAGCGGTCCACCTCGTCGAGCAGGCAGTAACGGATCGAGCGCATAGCCAGACCCGCTGGCGAGTTCGATGCTACGAGCGTAATCGATCCGCCCATGAACTTCTTGTGCAGGATCGTGTTGTTCGAATCCCGCGATCGCGCATCAGCCACCTTGCCGCGCAGGCACGGCGTGTCGCGCAACATCGGAGCCAGCCGGTCCTTCGAGAAGGCCTCGGCGTCGACCTCGCGCGGTTCCACCAGCAGCACCGGACCGGGATCCAAGTCGATGATGTAGCCGAGGAAGTTCTCCAAAAGAGAGCTCTTGCCCAACTGCGCCGCCCACATCATCACGATCGTCTCGTACGGGCTCGACGGGCCCATAGCGTCCATCACCGCACGCTGGTACGGCGCCCGGTCCGTGCGCCATTCGCCCTTCTCCGCAGCCGACTCCGATGACAGGCGCCGGTTCTGATCGGCCCACCCGGACACCGTCAGGTCGGGCGGCGGCGCGAGCACCTCAGCCGCGAGAATCTGGATCTCTTCAACGCGCATACTGCACGTCCGCGCGCAGGTCGTTGAGCAACGCTCGCGCCTCCCGCAGAATCACATCGCGCACCTGCCGCTCGTCAGTCAGCGCCGCCACCTCCGGAGCCAGGCGGTTGGGCCACGCCAGGATCCGGTCGACGATCAATCGGTAGATGGCCGACCAGCGCTGCTTGACCAACTCCGCCTCGACGAGCTTGCCCATCCGGACGTCGTATTCCATCTTGCGCAGCCGGGCCCGGAAAACCATGTCGGCGGTCTTGGCCTGGGCGAACGTCGTCCCCGTGGACGCAGCATCAATCGGAGCGGCGACCACACGCTCGGAGACCGGTTCCGGCCGATCATCGAGCACGGCGTCAGAGGCCGCCACATCGACCTTGCCGTCGCGCATCACCAGCATGCCAGCTTTGGCCAGCCGGCTGATGTACTGGCGGCTCTTACCGCGATGCCTCGCGTATTCGGCCTGGGTCATCAAACGGTCCGACATCTCCGGCCCTATCTGTTTGAAACGTCGCGAGATTCAGTTGTTCGATTCCGCTTGATTGTCCGGCGCCCCCGAGCGATGAATGGAGTCACCATGAGAAACACCAGCATGTCCGGTTCTGCCAAGACCACCGGAACTCAGGGAGAAGAACCATGACCTACATCTCCGAATGTTCACTTTGCAAAGATCCGAAGCCGATCTACCGCGAGCTCGTGTTGACCACCCGCAAGGGGCTATTGCTCGCCAGATCCCAGTTCTGCCGCGACTGCTGGAACGACATCCGGCAGTCGGTCGAAGATGCCTCGGGCCTAATCGACCGCCGGCAGGAGGAGGACTGACTCGATGGCCATGACGCGCGAGGAACTAATTGCCTGGGCCACGCGGAACGGCTGGAAGCTCGACCGCTGGGGCCACCTCAAGAAGGAGTTTTCCAACGGCACGCACCGCATCAAGCTGAGTCGGATCGCGGCGCGCCATGAGATCTCGACGCCGTGGGGCTGGGCGCGCCTGGCCAGCGGCTACTACAAGAACTTGCACCTAACCGCCGACGATAAACTCGCCGGCATGACCCGATAGAAAGGACACCCAACATGACGACGTTTGCCATCGACAACGACAACACGGTCACCGCCTACCTCGCCGGGGAAGCGATTCCGGAGGACCACGCGCGATTCGCGAGCGAGAAGGAGCTGGCGAAGCTCGCCGCCAACTGGCCCACCGACCGCCTGGTCGAGATCTGGAACGGCTTCGCCGGCGTGCCGCCCTTCGGCGACCTCAAGCCGGTGAAGAAGTTCACCGACCGCAAGACCGCCGTCGCGCGGATCTGGCGCGCCATCCAAGCCCTGACGCCCACACCCCCGCCACAGGCGGCCCCCGCCGCGCCGGGAAAGACCAAGAGGACCAAGGAGGCCATGGCCAGCGACGCGGCGAAACCCGCGCGCGAAGGATCCAAGAAGGCCATCGTGCTCGAACTCCTGCGCCGCCCCGAGGGCGCCACGTTGCAGGAGATCATGTCCGCCACCGGCTGGATGGCGCATTCGGTACGCGGATTCATCTCGGGCAGCCTAATCAAGAAGATGGGGATCCATGTCGAATCCTTCAAGAATCCAGAAGGCCTTCGTGCATATCGCATCGCGAAGTAGCCATGATGATCGAATTCGAAGACCGCAGCGAGGAGGATAAGCGGCTCATCATCCGCTACCTGGAGGCCACCAAGTCGCAGCCGCCCCCCGCCAGAGAGCCGAAGCCAGGCTGCTTCTGGGTTCTGATCGGCCGTCTCTACATCGCCTACCTGCGCTGGCGCTACCGGCGGAGGTTGTGACCGCGCAGGTCACAACCTTCGCCCAATGATCATTCCTCCGTCGATGACCGCGCCCGCCGGATCTCATCGACGATCGAATCTATCCGCATGTGCACATTATCTTGCCTCAACCGGCATTCGGCTGAGCGCACGTACATGCCGTTCAGGCGGGAAATGATCCGGTTCTCCTGCTCGACAAGTTCCTTGCGCACTTCGGCCATCAGAGCCCGGCTCTGAAGACTGACGAAGGTAGCAATGAGCCCAGAGACCAATCCGATGCCCGGCACGATGGCCGTCAGGATCCGATCATCCATCGCTCACCTCCCTCTGCAAGATCCGCAACTCCTGCGCCAGCAGGAGTTGCGCCAGGCACAAACCCACAACGTCCGGATGGCCGGCAAGGATCTGCCGCTCAATATCCGCAATCTCCTGGCGGCAGCGCTCGATCTCACGCTCGGGTCTTGGTTCGTTCATCACAGATTTCATCGAACGTACGCCCGTCCGCTTCGAGCACGGCACGCTTGCCCGAGAACTCCTGCCAGCGCCGCACGATCACATCGCAGTAGGGCGGATCGATCTCCATCAGGCGCGCCCGGCGCCCGAGCCTCTCGCAGGCGATCAGCGTCGAGCCCGAACCGCCGAATAGATCCAGCACCGTCTCGCCCGGTCTCGAGGAATACGTCAAGGCGCGCGCGGCCAGTTCCACCGGCTTCTCGGTCAGATGCACCATGGCGTTCGGACTCACCTTCTTCACGCTCCACACATCCGTCGCGTTCGTGATCTCCGGGTTGAACCAGTGCGCCGCGCCCTCGCGCCAGCCATAGAAACACCACTCGTGATTACCCATGAAGTCTTTCCGGGTGAGCACGGGGTGTTCCTTGACCCAGATGATTGCCTGCGAGAAGTACAGCCCGCACTCGGCCAGCGCCGGCGGATAGTTCGCGCAGTTGGCGTAGCCGCCCCAAATGTAGAATGCGCCACCCGGCTTCAGCACGTCGGCGAGATTGCCGAACCACTTTCTCAGAAGGACATCGTAATCGCCATCCTTCATGAAGTCGTTGGCGAGCGCGCGGTCCTTTGGCCGCATCTTCTTCGTGGTGGCCTTGGCCTTGGATGCGCCCCGGTGTACGCCGAAGCTCTGATGGTGTTGCAAGCCCGCGAACAACGAAAGCCCGGCGGCGATGGCGTTGTTCGAGCGCGGCTCGACACGCACATTATAGGGAGGGTCGGTGTTGACCAGGTCGACCGGCGCGCCATCCACCAGACGCTTCACATCTTCACTGCTCGCCGAATCTCCGCACAGCAGCCGGTGGCTGCCCAGGATCCACAGATCGCCGCGGCGAGTGACCGGATCCTCGAGCGGCTC